GTTATAACGCGAGGTAAACAGCGTTTGCAGGAAAAACGGCAGGCGGTCAATCCGGTTTAAAACACCTTGCACCTGACGGAGTTCGGCACGTGTAAGGGGTCTGTCGCGGCCAATGGCCTCGCGGGATTTGTTCCACGGATAAGCACCGACGAAACTATCACCGGTGCTTTTTGTCAGTGGTGGGGGTGGCGAGGGGGCAACGCGCCCCCGGGTCTCAACGGCCATAAGCAGTGAATGCTTCCAGACATTTTTGACCTATCTGCTCGACCTGCTTCTCTAACTCTGAAAACTGACGAGCTTCACCGGTTAAAATGTTATGCAGAACCAGACCGGAAACGAGCTTGCTGATTGTTGGATAATAGCCAACGGCATCGAGCCACTCTTTACCGGCATTTTTTCCAGACTTAGCGATTTTCTTTTCCTGCAAAATAAACTGGAACTGGTCGCTGGTAACAATATAACGCTGGCCTATGTCGATTTTAATGCTCATAAAAATGTCCTTAGTCTGGAATGAATTTTACGTTAATAAGGTTCAGTGCTTTTCCCATCCCCATTCGGTCTATTACGATTGAATGTTGCCGAGGGTGAGTTATCGCCATGCGTTGAAAACGGTTCATACCTTTTTCCATGTGAGCGCCAAAACCACAAAACATACATCCAGTCCTTTTCTCTCCGGGAATAATTCGGCCATCAACCACTCTGTCAAAATAGACGTTGCAGATATCTACGTTAAATGTCTCGATATAATCCCAAATATCCTTTTCAGTCCAAAAAAGCATCGGCGCACAATTAGGGCGTTTTCCTTCGTAAACAATACATTGAGTTCTCGTAGCTCTTGCACCACCTTCATCAGACATAATTGCGCTAATCCCATATCTGCCGGAATTTTTCGCGTAAGTGTCTAAAGGCTCTTTTTTTAAATAATCACAACAGAGGTCTGTTACGCGGGGAGCATCATCACTTAAAAAAACGCGCCATTTTTCAGGAAGCTTCCAGCTCTTTGCAAGCTCTCCCTTGGAATTTATCCCGGTATTGTATAAGCGGAACATATTACTGTTTTTACCATTGTCGCCTTCCTGAAGAACTCGAATCATCTTCGCGACTTTCTTGCTTCCTACTGGCAGCCCGTATTGTTTCCAGACTTTATCAAAAGTTAACTTTGGTCTTACCTGTATTATGTTTGTATCTTCTGTAGCGAGTGCGCGGACAAAATCAACAATTTCCGGCATCTCCAGTCCAGTATTACTAAAAACGAATGGAACATTTAACCCCATGCTTTTAATAATATGACGTAAAACAGTTGAGTCCTTCCCTCCCGAAAATGAACAATAAACCTCACCCTCAAAATGATTGTAGAAGTCTCTCACCCTGCGCTTTGTTATTTCAATTTTATCCTGTAAGGACATCGCCTGCCGCTGAAGCAGCTTTTGCTTGTCGACCATATTCATATTTATTCCCTGCCTATATCTTTTAATGCTGACGCAAAATTGAGTTGTGAAGCTTTTCGGATTCCTGCCCCAACAGCTCGATGATTTCCGTGCGGTTCATTTCAGACTTACAAATGTGAGCTATCAGAGAATCAAGCGCCGACGCGAAACGGGTCGCCGTGACTAGCTGCGCATCAACAATGGCCTGCGCAACATGGGCTTTAATATTGCTGTGAGGTACTGATATTTGTTTATTCATTTACCCGACTCCAGACAAAACGATGTCCCGCGCATTCAAGCGCGTAATTAATTTTGTTCTTAATTAATGCAGATATTGCTCGGGCTTCACCGAGGTTAGGATAGTTGGGGCATATTCAAACAGGCTGAATAATTCACGCAGTGCACGAAACAATTTCTCCCGCCAATAACATGAGTCTTCATTAACGCGCCAGTAAGGCTGATTGAATTCATTCTCTGTTAATCCCGCATGAAGGAATAATGTGCGGCGCTGGCCTACGGTCAGATAACTAATGTAAGTCGTTTCGCTGGCTCCTACCTGACGTCGTTTAGAAAACGCACCGCGCAGCTCGTCAATCGCGCAGGCCAGACGCTCGCGATCAACATCGTTCATTTCCTCAAAACGCATGGTCGCGTGACGCTGTTTAAGCTGAGCATGAAAACAGACCGTCAGGCGGTCACGTTCCATCATCTGATTGTAAAAATCGCAGGAGTCATGCCAGCGAGGTTCGGCAAGATGCTTGCCGATAACAACGCGCAGCGCTGCTGGTTGTTTTTGTACTAAATCAAGAGTCATCACAGCCATTTTGACACCTCTCTGATTTTCATGATGTGCTTAACAAAGACAGCCAAAATGCCAGGCTTACGGGTACGGATAATGATGCCTTTACGTCCCCGACCGTGGGTGATGGTGAAATTTATCGGTTTCGGGCTCTCATTACGGAGTAACTGAGCTATGCAGCGAGGTTCTGTCATGTCATCCCTCCTTATGCCGGTTCGCCTAAACCCAACCACATCAGCCAACCATCACGGATCTCTTTCGGTCGGCTTTCATAGGCTAACTGCATCCCTTTGTTCCATGCAGGAAGGTAAATCCAATACTCTCCAGCTCGCTTAGCTGCCGATTTTGGGTCGGTCATTTCGATCACAGGCAGCTTCCCTTTTTCAATCATTCCACGCACTGCGTCAGGGGATTTACCAATGAGCCTTGCAAACTCCTTGTAAGGCACTGCATCGCTACTGCTGACAATTTGTTTACTCATCTGTTAACCTTTCATCTAGATCTAACCAATGGGTTTCAATGTTCTCTAATGTTTAGTAATGGACTTAGAGAGTCACGAAACAAAATAGAACATATCGTCGATTATTAGAGGATCTCGATAACATGTCAACTGCTATCAGTCAGAAGCTCGCGCTTATACGTGAGTCAGAAAGGTTAAATAGAAAGCAATTCGCTGAAATTACAGGGGTTCCTTACAGTTCTCTTACTTACTATGAAAGTGGCAGAACGGTTCCCCCTACGGACGTTACAATTAAAATCTTGCAAAACCCCCGTTTTAGTAAATACACGTTATGGTTCATGACTGAAACGATATCACCCGAGTCCGGGCAAATTGCACCGGCTCTCGCACACTTTGGGCAATCCGAAACAACCTTGCAGCACTCAGACAAAAAGACTGGTTAACTCTTTACCGACATTACATGCACGACAAATGCATGTTACTGGTGGAGAAATATCCAAAACATACTGGTACGACGTGTAACAAAGTTAAACAAAGCGTAAGTCGGAGGGTTTCATGAGCATTAAGAAACTCGATGATGGTCGTTATGAAGTGGACATCAGACCTGCAGGGCGCAACGGAAAGCGCATCCGCAGAAAGTTTGAAAAGAAAAGCGAGGCTATCGCTTTTGAAAAACATACCCAATATAACCACCACAACAAAGATTGGTTAGCCAAACCGACAGACAAGCGGCAATTGTCAGAGCTAACAAAAGTCTGGTGGGAGTTGAAAGGGAAACATGAGGATCACGGTAAGTCTAATCTCGGGAAAATTGAGATTTTCACGAAGATTACCGATGACCCTTGCGCTTTCCAGATAACAAAAGCAGTAATAAGCCAGTACACAGCAGCACGCAGGTCACAAGGTGTTAAACCGTCCAGTATCAACCGTGACTTAACTTGTCTTAGTGGCATGTTTACAGCACTGATTGATGCTGAGTTATTCTTCGGTGAACACCCGTTCCGGGGCATGAAAAGGCTAAAAGAAGATAAACCCGAAACGGGATATCTTACACAGGATGAGATCGCCCTTCTGCTTTCGAAACTGGAAGGTGACAATAAAAAAATCGCAATCTTATGCCTTAGCACCGGGGCAAGATGGAGCGAAGCGGCGCGGCTCAAAGCAGAAAATGTTATTCACAACCGCTGCACTTTTGTCAAAACCAAAACAAACAAGCCCCGCACCGTCCCCATCTCGGATGAGGTTGCAGGGTTAGTTACTGGAAACAAGCGAGGGTTCTTATTCCCGGATGCCAATTACCCGGCTTTTAGGCGGCTTATGAAGGAGTTAAAACCTGATTTACCTGCAGGTCAGGCAACCCACGCATTACGGCATAGTTTCGCTACGCACTTCATGATTAATGGTGGGAGTATTATCACATTGCAAAGGATACTTGGGCATTCCCGCATAGAACAAACGATGGTCTATGCGCACTTTGCACCAGAATATTTGCAAGACGCGATTACACTGAATCCATTACGTGGGGGAACTGGCGAGAGTGTCCACACAGTGACCACAGTGTAG